TCATCACATTAACAGTACTTGAAGGAAACCTAGTGTTTAAACAAGTTTCTAAATCTTTAGCTATAAACTCTGTATCTGCGTGTTTACCAAGGTTTGCTCCTCCTCCAGTACTAGGTCCGCTTATGTAAGTGGAAGGAGATGCTCCTGCTATATGAATATATTCGTGATGATTATCTAAACTAGGATCAACAGGAACTAAAGCTCCGTCTATATAAATACTGTACCCTTTTTCGTAGTCTCCTAGTTTAACAAATATTAAAGCTTCCTTTTCTAAAGGTTCTTGTAGCACTGATAGAGCACCTACCGTCTTAGTCTTATTAACAATAAAGGTAGAGTCTGCTATGGTTAAAGCTGTAAGGTCTTTAAGAGGATTACCAGCAAGAGAAACAGCTACGTAAGTACCAGCAGTAGCATCTTCAATAGTAATAGCCATCTCACCAGCACTAATGTTATCTACTGTTAAGTCTCTCGCTTTTAATCCGTTGACAGAGTCATACGTAATAACATATTGATTCTGTTCATCTCTATCTACATAGTGACTAAATAAATTAGAGTTAATATTAGCACCTAATCCAGTATCATAAGAAAACCTAGAGTTAGGTCTTTTAACAAGTCCCTCTACTACAGTTGACCAAGCATTTATCTGCTCATCACACTGTCCAGGGTATCTTAAATTGTCAGGTTGTTGTGATACACCTTGGGCAAGGTTAGGAATACTGGTGTTAAGCAGTGGCATCTTTACCTGTCAATTACTCTTAGTACGCTGTAGTTGTCAAAGATAGTTCTGTCTGCATTCTCAGAGTCACTTTCAATAGCTCTAGCTTTCGCTTCGATCTCATCTCTTAAAGCAAACCCTTCTATCTCTCGACTGCCTAAGAACCTAGCAGCAAAGATGCGAGCTGATTTAACAGCTATGTAATGTCTAAATTGTTCAGGTAGTTCTTCAAACTCTAACTCAAAAGTAATAATAGCTTTTAAGTCTTTAGTCCAAGTATCCCTGTGGTTTTTTCTATCGTATAGCTTAGTACCTCTTTGTACAGGATCAGTGTCCGTGTTTAACTCAGGGTCTAAGTCTACTTTTAAAATGTTTGCAGGTAATGTAATCCGACTTGTAACAGAATCAGGAACAAGTGGGTAATCGTATTCTGTATTGAAATGCCATCCTTCTGATTGGATAGCTTTACTTGTTTCTTCTAACGCATGGACTGCTTGTGTAACGGTTACAGGAACACTAGTTCCACTTAAAGTATTAACAGGTGATTCTCCTATTACAGAGATCATAATGTTTACCGCTTCCAGTTTAGTTGTCAGTGCCATAGCTTGTAAATAAAAATATCAGTGAAGGGAAGGGATTCCGCTACGCAGTCCCCCTCCCCAACACCGAAGAGAGAACTATTTCTGCAATTCAATAGCACACTCAGGACGGAGAACTCCGTGACCCATAGCATACTTTGCAACAAAAAGTGTTCCTTGACGCTCGATTTGATACTCGCTTTCAGTAGCAAGATCAAGAAGCTTCACAGTTCCGACAGCAGCAGAATGAGAAACAACACCAAGAGTATTAGTGAAGTTACCATTATACCCAGCACCACCGCCTCCGAATACATCATTGCTAGATGCACCATCTCCAGTAGTAACAGCTGATAAATCAGTTGAAGGAATGTGATTAGATTTGTAGATAGTGATACCAGCTACTTGTGGGATTGATCCAGAAGCAATGCTACCTACTCCTCCTACGTCTTTATTGACAGCAGAAGTAGAAATAGCCAACGCACCTGCACCACCTGTAATGAGCTTGTAATACTCCTGCGGACGAAGGACTGCAAAACGACCGTCACTAGGAACGTCATTTTCGTCAAGCTTCTGAGCAGCAGTGAATAAAGCAGCTACAAGTTCTGCACCAGTAGGATCAGTATTATCAGCATCATCAGTTGAATCAGCTCCGTCTCCCATTGCATTAGCAGAAACATCAAGAATACCACCAACTTTACCACCAGTAACAGCAGCAGATGTACGAGCAGCAGCGATAAAGGTTTTAGCTAGAGCAGTATCAAAACGAACTGCAAGTGCTTTACCTAACTCATTCGCGTAAACGGAACGAATATCGTAGTGATTCTTAACGTCATCAATGTTAGCCAAGAAAGTAGAAGCAAGTAACATCTTATCGATGGTGATTACTTTCTCTGCCTTTTTGATGTCACTCAAGTATGAGTTTCCACCGTCAGCGATGTTTTCGCCAGGTGTGTGGTAAGAAGCAGAAGCTACACCAGTAACTGGGAACTGAGCTGATTTACCGTTTTCGATTGTGCGGACAGTGTGTAAAGGTTTGAAGATGTTCGACTCCTCAAAAGTTTGTAAGATTTCTCCACTGAACTTCTTAAGAAACAAAGCATCTGTTGCACCAGCACTATTAATCTGTCCCACACGTGAGGGGGATGTATCTCCATTAGCCATAATATATGTTTGTTGTAATTGTTATTATTATTAGTATTTGTTTTTCGACTTTCGTTTGAACCTTTGATCGAGATTGTCCACCGCAGTGGGTCTTAACATTAGTACTACTAATTGTCTGTTAAAGTAAATTAAGTATTATAATTCCACCTAAACATAGAACAGTCAAGACAATAGCCTTCTCCTTCTTGCTCAAGTTATTATAAATTCTTCTTAGTCTTTTTAATTGATTTCTCATTATTATTAGATTTTTTCTGTACGTATCGGGTATAAAAGATAGGGACTATGTTCCATAGAATAACACCTACAAGACATAGTTTCAAGAAACCATATACTTCATCTAACATAGAGTCAAAGAATCCGTTATCCATCTTCTCATCTAATTGTTGTTGTACAAGTTCCTGTACATCTCCTTCAGATATAGCTTTAACTTTCTTAGCTAATCCTTTGTTCTCCTCCATTAACTTAGCACCTTCTCCTAATCCCCATCCAAGGGCAGCACCACCAGCAGCAGGACCAGGACCACCAAGACTACCAACAGTTGCCCCACCTACACTGCCTATTAAAGGATAAAAAGAAGCCTTGGAACATCCACCAAAAAGAACCAGAACCAACACTGGCAAGAAAAAAGATGGAGTCCAAGGCTTCAAACCTACAATAAAAGTCTATATATTACTGACAGATATACGTCTGTCAATCTCTTCGTGATATGCTTTATCTCCACTCCTATATCTAGGATCAGATTGAGCACGAGCTAATTCCTGCATGGAACGAAAGGGCATAGTAGATGACTTGTTAACTGCTCCTTGTACTAGTCGAGGACTAACACCATTCTCTGCTTTAAATTGAGCGTACAATCCTTTAGTGGCTAACTTAGCTTGTTCAACTGTACCGTTCTGTACGATTTCATCAAAGGTATTTACCTCTTCAGGAGATAAGTTGTTAGAAGCCCATTCTGCCATTTGATCCCAATTCCCATCAGCTACAGACTTGATGCTACCTTCTTCACTTTGTTGAAGTGCCTGTTGACCAGCAGCATAGCTATCTACTATCTCCTTCGATATCCCAGCTTTAGCAAGATTCTCATAGGTCTCCTCAGATAGCTTACCATCATTTTGAAAGAACTCTTTAGAAGCTTCCACAACAATATTGTTACTATCCAAGTCTTCCTCTTGAGTGTCATCGGTTTCTTCTTGTACTTCAGATTCTTCCTCTTCTTCCTGTTCAACCCCTGCTCCCATTTTCTTTTCAAGTTCACTATAGGCACTAGCCATGTCTTCAGCACTTTTAAACTTTTCTGGTAACCACTCAGGTCTATTATCTTCCGTCTGTTCTTCAGGTACTGCTTCAACAGACTCTTCTGATTCGGGGTCAATCTCCTGTGGTGCTTTCTCATTTATCTCTACTCGGTGTAATTCAGCCATATCTACTCTTCTTGTGGTTGTTGTTGACTACTCATGTACTGCTCTTGTGCAGCATTGATAGCAGGTGCTACAGCAGGTCCACCCAACTTCATCATCATCTCTTGTTGTTGGGCTTGTTGCATAGCTTGTTGAATTTCTTCATCTGATTTGATTAAACCTTCTGTTTCAATACCTAACGCAGTAGCTCTTCTCTTGAAGTAATCTGATACGTTAACATACTGTGCTACTGCTTGTGGTCCTACTATTTGATTAGCTCCTGCAAGGAATAGATCAAGTTTTTGTAAGTCATTACCTCGTCCTAGTGCTTCAACACCAGTAACAATAGTAGGTTTAACAATGTCTTTAGGTAACTTAGGAAGTCTTCCTTCTTTACTCATCCTTGCCATTAACCTAGTAACGACAGGCATTTGAAACTCTTGTGACAATAAAGAATACAGACCACCAAGTGCAGCTTCTAACTCCTGAGATAACATTCTTATCTCCTCTGCTGTTACTCGTTCTGCATCTCTGACTACTCCACTGTTAAGAAGGAAAGCTTGAGACAGTCTGTCACTGATTCCATTCATTACTCCTTGTGCAGTACGGAAGTCATTGAACTTGTTAAGTTGTAAAACAGATACATCTCCATCACTTCCTTGTACAATTGCACCGTTAGGAGATTCAGATAAAGTCTTAGCCCTGGTTGTACCGTTAGGATTAACCATGAAGAGAACCTTAGCTGCTGCTGCACTTCCTTCGACTATCGCTTTTGTTAGTGCCTCTAGTGATTTAAGATCACCTAAGTACTCCTCTACAAAGCCACGTCCATAATCTTCACCGTCTATCCTTGTATAACGAAGAGGAAGAAAGGGAGACTTTTCAACAGGGTATCTACCCTTTGACTCCTCAATGACCATTCCCTTTACATCTTGTTGTACTATAAATTCATTACCTTCTCTGATAACAGAGGTGTATAGATCACAGCTATTCTCTTTCTCTTGACGATAGACTTCTTCTCTTACAGACTCAGGAAGCATCATCGGAGCAACAGTCTCTTTGATAGCTATGTGTGTTACGTTACCCATTGGGTCTCTCTTCACTACATAACGATCTAATCGAAATACCCTCATACCACCTTCGTCAGGTAAGTATAACAAAGTATTTCCAGCTACCAATAAATTCTTTAACGCTTCAAATACTCCTACTCTAAATGCTTCGACTTCTACTTCTTGAGATACACTTCGTTCTACATCTGCTAAAGCTTTCTCTAAGTCAGATCGTAATTGCTCTCCTCCCTCTGGTCCTAACTCCTGCTTTGCTTTATCTAATTCATACCTGTCTATAACAAGACGAAAGAACGGAGCGTTAGGTGGTAACAAAGCTAATAGTAATTTAGAAGCTAAGTTGTTAACTCCTCTAGCTCCTACTCCTTGATACGGTGTGTAATACTTAGTAGCGTAGTTATGCCCATCGGGAGGCATGATATAAGGAATAGTTAACTCAGATGAGGT